TGTAATTAGCCCAAGCATTTATCCTTTGATCATTGCTGCATTGAAAGACCCTGATATTGAAGAACTACCGACAGACTATGATCGTGGTCTGGACTTTAGTGTCACTAAAACTAGCAAGGGACAGTATGCAGACTATGCTACCAGTAAGTGGGCACGTAAAGAATCAGCACTCACTCAAACAGAACGTGCGGCAATTGATGCCTATGGTCTGTTTGACTTGAAGAGTTTCCTTCCAAAGAAGCCAGGCGATACTGAAATGAAGATCATCAAGGAGATGTTTGAAGCATCTGTTGATGGTGCTACCTATGATGAAAATCGTTGGGGTCAGTATTATAAGCCAAGTGGTTTGGGAAACAGCAATAGCGATGCTGATGATGTTCCTTCTGCAAAGCCAACAGTAGCTTATAGTCGTCCTACGGCAGTTCAAGAGGATGATGTTCCTTTTGATACCGATGATACGCAAGTTGCCAGTGCACCTGTTAGCACTGCGCCAAAGAGTGGCGGTGACAGCAACCAACGTGCTGCAGAAATTCTCAGCATGATTCGCAATCGCAAGACTGCAGAATAATCCAATTATAAGGGACAGGATTATTGACAATCCTGTCCCATTTTTATATAATATATTATATAACCATTTGATATAGATAAATAACTGTATGGAACGGTTAAAAATATGAATGAATTTTATGTTTATCAATATTTGCGAGAAGATGGAACACCTTACTATATCGGAAAGGGAAAAAATAAAAGAATTTTTGAAAACCACGGAAAAATTGCTGTTCCGAAAAACCCACTTTATATTCAAATTATTAAAGAAAATATTTCTGAAAGTGAAGCATTTGTATTAGAAATAGAATTAATTAAAAAATATGGAAGAAAAGATAATGGAACAGGAATACTTCATAATAAAACTGATGGCGGCGAGGGGTTATCTAATCCAAGTCAAGAAACAAGAGAAAAAATGAAAATTAATAATTCGTTGGGCATTACTGGTATGTTAAACAGAACGCACACAGATGATACTAGAAAAAAAATGAGTGTGTCGGCCAAAAAACGTGGTTTTACGAAAGAACAAAGAGAGAAAATTGCTGAATCTTTGAAAGGCAGAAAAGAAAAACCAGAAGTTGGAATATTAAGAGGGAAAGCCATAAGTGCTGCAAAAAAAGGAAAATCAAATGGTCGTGAAGGAACTCATCATTCTGATGAAACTAAGAAAAAAATAGCAGCACAAAAAGGATGGAAACATTCTGATGAAACAAGATTGAAGATGAAAAAATATTGGAAAAAAAAGAAAGAAGAAAAAAATAATGAAACCATTTGATATTGCACGTTTTAGAAAAGATTTAACAAAAGCAATTCCAGGCATGAGCGTTGGTTATAATGATCCAACCGATTGGGTTTCAACGGGAAATTATACACTAAATTATCGTATCAGCGGTGATTTTAAAAAAGGTATTCCTCTTGGAAAGGTAACTGTATTTGCTGGTGAAAGTGGTGCAGGCAAGAGTTATATTTGCAGCGGAAACGTTGTTAAAAACGCACAAGATCAAGGCATTTATGTTATTCTTATTGATACAGAAAATGCTCTTGACGAAGATTGGCTAAAAGCACTTGGCGTAGATACAAGTGAAGAAAAACTTCTTAAACTTAATATGGCAATGATTGATGATGTTGCCAAAACTATTACTAACTTTATGGATACTTATAAAGCACTGCCAGAAGGTGAACGTCCAAAAGTTCTATTCGTCCTTGACAGTCTTGGTATGTTGCTTACACCAACTGATATTAATCAGTTTGAAGCAGGTGACTTGAAAGGCGACATGGGTCGTAAACCAAAGGCGCTGACTGCGCTTGTTCGTAACTGTGTCAACATGTTTGGCTCTTATAATATCGGCATGGTTGCGACTAACCACACTTATGCATCACAGGATATGTTTGATCCAGATGATAAGATTAGTGGTGGTCAAGGTTTTATCTATGCAAGTTCTATTGTTGTTGCAATGCGTAAGTTGAAACTAAAGGAAGATGAAGATGGCAACAAGACCTCGGAAGTAAATGGTATTCGTGCTGCATGTAAGATCATGAAGACACGCTATGCCAAACCATTTGAAAGCGTTCAGGTAAAGATTCCATATACAACTGGCATGAGTCCATATAGTGGTCTTATTGACATGTTTGAAGATGAAGGTATCCTTGTTAAAGAAGGCAATCGTTTATCATATACAAGTCCAGTTACTGGAGAAATTATCAAAGAATTCCGTAAAAACTTTACCAATGAACAATTGGATATAATTATGGAAGAGTATGGAAAGCATACTCCTGTTACTAAAAAGGAAGAAGTAGAAGATGAGTGATACAAGCGAATTACTTGTAGTATTCTGGCAAACAGTTAAAGAATACATTTCAGCAAAAGATCGTCAAATTGCGGCTGATCACGTTATAAACGAATTAGTTGATTTGGGCATTACAGACAACGATTTACAAGAACTAGCCGTTGATAGTGCCATGCGAGCAGCAATCGCTGAACATCTTGATGTAGAAGAGTCTGACGAAGATAGTGAGGACGAATGAGTGGTTGGTATACCAAAGTAAGTCAAGATTTATCCAATATTCCAAATTTCATAGAGTATTATGAAAGTGAATTGGAAAACGCAAAGCGTGATATTGGTATATACGGAAACGTAGAAAAAAATCTTAGTAACTTGCCTGGTATTACTGAACACCGTTTCAATCAGTTACAGGAAATTGAGGCTATTCTTAATCATTTGAATATTCAATTGCGTAAAATTCGTCGCAAGCATTTTCAAAAATATTTAGAACATTACGCTCGTGCGCTGACTGCACGAGATGCAGAGAAGTATGTTGATGGTGAAGAAGAAGTCATTGACTTTGAAACTATCATCAATGAAGTAGCCCTACTGCGAAATAAGTGGTTGGGAATCATGAAAGCAATGGAAAGTAAAAACTTTATGCTTGGTCATCTGGTCAAGTTAAAAACTGCTGGCATGGAAGATTTTAATATATCTTAATTATTTAATTAGGTGTATAATCAATAATATATACAAGATATCAACGAGGACAATATGAAGAAAGCACTTATTACAGGCATTGCTGGTCAAGACGGCAGTTATCTAGCAGAACTTTTACTAAGCAAAGGGTATGAAGTTCATGGTCTTATTCGCCGTAGCGCAAACTTTGACCATCCAAATATTCAAGATGTTAAAGATCAAGTTAAATTTCACAATGGTGACTTGAGTGATTCAAACAGCATCCGTAATCTTATTGATAAGGTAGAGCCAGATGAGATTTATAATCTTGCTGCTCAAAGCCATGTCAAGGTATCATTTGATATGCCAGAATTGACTGGTGATACAAATGCTCTTGGTCCGTTGCGCATTCTTGACAGCATCCGTGCTCTTAAGCTAACAAACAAGACTAAATTTTATCAGGCATCAACCAGTGAAATGTTTGGTATTCAGAAGTTTAATCCGCAAAAGGAAGATACACCATTCTATCCTGGTTCTCCTTATAGTGCCGCTAAACTATATGCTTATTGGATCACAGTAAACTATCGTGAAAGTTATAAGATTTTCGGTTGTAATGGTCTGTTATTCAATCATGAAAGTCCTCGTCGTGGTGAACTCTTTGTTACACGTAAGATCACAAAAGCATTTGCTAACATTGTATTAGGTAAGCAAAAGGTTCTAGAACTTGGTAATATGGACAGTCTACGTGATTGGGGACATGCCAAGGATTATGTTCGTGCAATGTGGATGATGTTACAGCACGAAACACCAAATGATTATGTTGTTGCAACAGGTATTCAAAGCAGCATTCGTGATTTCTGTAACTTAACTGCTGAATATTTTGGTATTAAGTTAGTTTGGGAAGGAAGCGGCGTCAATGAAGTTGCGCGTAATGCAGTAACTGGCGATATCATGATTAAGGTTAATCCAGAATTTTATCGTCCAGTTGATGTTGTTAATATTCAGGGTGATGCTACCAAGGTTCGTGAAGTTCTTGGTTGGCAACCACAATATACGTTGCAAGACCTTGTAAATGATATGTGTGAAACAGATTATGAGTTAGCAAAACGATGAGT